CGACTGCTGCTGGAGCAGGCGCTTAAGGAGTCCAAGTGAATCTGCGCGATGAGCTAAGCCGCTTGCCCGACGACTGGGGCTATGTCGCCGTGGATGGCCAGAAGCGCCCGTATCAGCCGGCGTGGCAAGACAACCCACTTAATAAGGATGCGCTACTGGCCGAACTGAGCAGCGGTCGCGCGCGTGCCATTGGTGTTTGCTGCGGCGTGCCGTCCGGTGGTCTGTTGTTTTTGGACCACGACGGCAAGTCAGCCAGCACGCTCTTGGCCGAGTGGGATCTGCCGCTGTCATCCCTGCCGCGCAGTTGGGTGGTCAAGTCAGGCCGCGATGGCCGGATGCAAATCATCTACCGCGTGCCTGAGCAGTACTGGGATGCGATCGCCACGCGCAAATACAAGACCGGCGTCATTGATGACGACGGCAAGGCCGAGCAAGTAGAGCTGCGATGGAACGGCTGCCAGTCCGTCGTAGCCGGCGCGCACCCACAAACCACCGGCTACTACTGGGTGCCAGGCCATGGGCCAGGTGACCGCGACATAGCAGAAGCGCCGCTTGGATTGATTGAGCGGATGCTCAAGCCGCAGCCGCAGCCGGTGCGCGCCGAGCTAGTCCAGATGCCTGACCCGCAAGGCGATGCGGATCGCGCGCGGTCATACCTCGCCGCATTGGATGCCAGCCGCGCTGATGACTACGACGACTGGCTTGCGGTTGGCATGTCGCTTCACAGCGTCGGTGATGACAGCCTGCTCGATCAATGGGAGCAGTGGTCGGCGCAGTCCGCTAAACACAAACCCAGCGACTGCCAGCGCAAATGGCGGAGCTTTAAGAAATCCGGCATCACGCTCGGCACCCTTGGCGACATGGCCAAGAAAGACGGCTGGCGTAGCGCTAGCCCAGTGCGGCGCGAGGTTGGTGGCCGCACCGCTGACCCGGAGCCGCAGGCAGGTGGCCGCGCGCCAGTTATTGGCAGCCCGCAAAAGCTAGAGGCTGCTGAGCTGCTGGAGTACCTGCGTCGCAATGCCGGTGACATCAGGCTCAACATCTTTACCCAGCAGATCGAGGTCGATAACCAAGTGATCGAAGGCGTCGACCGCTATTACCTCAAGTTGGCAGAGCAGGGCTACAAGGTCGGCAAGGAGCTTGCCATTGATTGCTTGGTCCAAGTGGCAAGCGAGAAGCCGTACGACCCGGTGCGCCTTTACCTAGAGCATTGCGCCGACCACGTTGCACCGACCTACATCGACAGGCTGGCCACCGCCTACCTGCGGCCGTGTGATGCCGCGCTGCCGGAGCCGACCATCTACGACGAAATGCTCAAGCGCACGCTGATCGGTGCCGTAGCGCGTGCCTTTACTCCTGGCTGCAAGCACGACACCGCATGCGTATTGATGGGTGATCAAGGTGCCTACAAATCCAGTTTTTGGGGCTGCCTAGGTGGTCCGTTCTTCTCCGATGCACTCGGTGATATATCAAGTAAAGACGACGTAATGGTGCTCCATCGTTCGTGGATGATGGAATGGGCAGAGCTTGATCACATCACAGGTAGGCGCCACGCAGGACAGGTAAAAGCCTTTCTTTCGCAGGCAGTGGACCTTATGCGCGTGCCTTACGGCAAGGCAGTTGAATCATTCCCACGGCGTGGAATTATTGTCGGCACAACAAATAAAACCACCGGCTTTTTGGTTGACGAAACCGGCAACCGCCGCTTCTGGGTGATCCCGACCACTAAGACGCAGCAGGACCAAATTGACACCGCTTCGCTAATGCTTGAACGCGATGCGATTTGGTCTGCTGTTGTACATGCCTACAGGGCAGGCGAAACCAACCGCTTAACAGTAGACATGGAGATTCAAGTGACAGAGGAGAATAATAACTATGTCATTGACTCGCCTTGGCGTAGCGCTATTGAGGAGCATCTTGAAAAGCGGCGTACAGTTGACCCACTTACAACTGAGGAGCTTTTGAATAACGCAATCAAGAAACCTCCTGAGCGCCAAACACGAGCTGACCAGATGCAGGTGGCTTCAATTCTCAAGGATCTCGGGTATGTCGCAAAACGGGAGGCGTCTGGGCGGCGGCGGCGGTACTTCGCAAAGCCATAGGTCGGGTTGGACGCGCCAAACCACTGCAACCACTGGATTCCACGTCCGTCCAACGTCCGACCGTCCATCTAAGGGTTTAAGAGTTACCTAAACCCTCCCCCCCCCCCCTTCTCCCTCTTTTATCCATATAGGTTGGGAGGTTGGACGGAGAGGCCAGACCCCAGTCGTAGCAAAGCCGCCGACCTCGTCCGACCTCGTCCATCTGGGTAGGACGCACCTTGGACCTATCCTGCATCGAACTCCTGCGCATCTAATGCCCGAAATCAAGATCAATGTCACTGCTGATGACCTGGCGCGGTTGAACGCTGAAGCAGCAGCGCATGGCATCCCGCGTGCGCATCTGATCCGGCAGCGCGCTTTGAGCGGTGGGGTTGTTGCAGGATTGACCACGGCGGCTTACCATGCGCTGGTGGCGGACGCCTGCGCCTTCATGCGTGGTGACCTGAACCGCCGACACGTTGAAACCCTCGTTGCATATGTCATCGCTCATTCACATTCCAGCCAAGCAGCAGCCGGTGATCAATCGCCTGCATGACACCATGACCCAGGCAGTGGCGTACGCCGCAGCCATTGCCGACAACGCCATTGATGACGGCGTACCGCTACCCATGGAGCTTGTGGATAGCTTTGCCGCTGATTACGAACGCATCATCACCAGCCTCGTCACTGCCGCCACCGTCAAATGAAAGCCGTCACCTGCCAAGCCGATCTCGATCACGCGCTGCGCACCATCGCGCCAGCCGTTGGCCATCGCAGCAGCCATCCGATCCTTGATTGCTGCTTGATCCAAGCCGCTGGTGGCGTCATGACCATCACCGGCTTCAACCTTGACCTCGGCATCACCGTGACCATTCCAGCCGCAGTGGAGACCGATGGCGCTGTAGCGCTGCCGTATCGGCTGCTGGCTGGCCTTGTGAGCCGCTTTGACGGCGATGAGGCCCTGACCCTCGCAGATGGCGCTCTGACGGCTTCTGCGGGCTCCTACGGGCTTGCTGCGGCTGATGCGGCGGATTACCCCGCGCTGCCGGTTGTAGACGCTGCTACGAGCGAGCTGCACCTATCCGCCGGCATCCGCGCCTGCATGGCAGCTGCCAGCACCGACGCCAGCAAGCAGATGCTCCAAGGCATCCACCTCGGCAGCGGCCACATGGAGGCCACTGACGGGCATCGCTTGATGCGTTATGCCATTGACCTGCCAGATGGCCTAGACCTCGTGCTGCCCGCCAGCACCATGCGCCTGCTGCAGGATCGCGTGGTTACCATCGCCGTTGCCAAAGGCCAAGCCGTGATTGACGCAGGTGACGGCATCACCATCTACAGCCGCATCATGGATGGCACCTACCCAGACGTGGCCAAACTGGTACCCGCTGAGTTCAAAAGCACCATCACCGCCGACCGCCGCCGCTTGACCCGCGCCTTAGAGCGTGTCGCCATCATCGCCGATGCGCACAACTCCATCGTTAAGCTCGTAGCCGGTAGCGGTGGACTTGAGATCACCGCTGAAGCCGATGCCAACAATGGCCGCGAGCTGTTAGCCGTGGAAGGCACCGCCAATGGTGCATGGGCATTCAACGTCCATTACCTGCTAGACGGCATCAAGGCGTTCAAGCCTGCAGAAGCCATCACCCTGCACGCCAATACGGCAACCACGCCCGTGGTACTGACTCCTAGCGGCGTGGACGGTGTAACGTATCTCGTAATGCCTGTGCAAGTCCGCAACTAATACGTGGCAAAAAAGAGCACCAAGGATGAGATTCAGAACCGCGTCAACGTGGTTTATGACCTCATCCTGCGTGCTCACAGCCACCATCAGATCGTTCAACACGGTTCCGAGCTGTGGGGAGTTAGCGAGCGTCAAGTGCGCGATTACATGGCGGAAGCTCGCAAGCTGATTGCCCTTGACTCAGAGCTAGAGCGCCCGCAATGGTTGCAAGCCGCACTAGCAAGGCTGCAGGATTACGAGCGCGAAGCACGCGCTAAAGGTAACCTCAGCATTGCGATCAAAGCGCTAGAAGATCAGGCCAAGCTGTTGCGGTTTGAGATGTCATGAGCTTGCTTGCCGGCATCTGCCAACCCGGCAGCTTGCTTGGGTTTATGGATGTCGCAACGCAAGAGGACACGGGCGATCTGCTGCAACGCATCCGCGCCGACCTGCACCCTGGCCAGCTTGCGTTTGTGGATGACAGCGACACGCAAATCATCGGCATCTCAGCCGGTTATGGCGCTGGCAAGACACGTGCGCTGTGCGCTAAGGCGGTGATGCTGGCCGCGGCCAATCAGGGCTTTATCGGTGCAGTGATGGAACCCACTGGCCCACTGATCCGCGACATCTGGCAGAACGACTTTGAGAACTTCCTAGAGGCATACGAGATTCCCTACACATTCAGGGCAAGCCCGCTACCTGAATACATGCTGCACCTGCCAGGCGGCGATACCAAGATCCTGTGCCGCAGCTTTGAGAACTGGTCGCGCATCATCGGCTTGAACCTTGCTTGGGTGCTCGCCGATGAGATCGACACGGTGACGCCATCTATTGCCAACAAGGCATTCCCTAAGATCCTTGGTCGATTGAGGTCCGGCAATGTGCGGCAGTTTGGTGCTGCATCCACACCGGAAGGCTTTCGTTGGATGTGGAACACCTTCGGCAGCGAGGATGCCAAAGGGCGTGCGGATCGCAAGCTCATCAAGATGCGGTCAGCAGATAACCCGCACTTACCGCCGGACTTTATCGAGCGGCTAGAGGCCAACTACGACCCAAACCTGTTGCGGGCCTACTTGGATGGCGAGTTCGTTAATCTCACCACTGGCACTATCTATGACCGCTTCAGCCGCAACAAGCACGTGGTGGCTGATCTGCCCGACCTGGACCGCGAGCCGCTGCGTATTGGCGTTGATTTCAACGTTGGCAACATGTCTGCCGTGATAGGCGTCCGCACCGGCAGCAGCCTGTTAGTGATTGATGAGATCAGCGGCGCCCATGACACCGATGCATTGGCGCAAGAGATCCAAGCGCGTTACCCGCAGCGGCGCATCTACATCTACCCAGATGCCAGCGGCGGCAACCGCAGCACCAACGCGACCCGGACCGATATCCAGATCCTGGAGTCCTACGGCATGGCAAACCAGTCGCCACGGGCAAATCCTCCCGTCCGTGATCGCGTGGCTGCTGTTCAGGCTTTGTTGGAAAACGGCAAAAGCCAGGTCAGGCTCACCATCCACCAGCGCTGCAAGCGGCTGATCGAATGCTTAGAGCTGCAGTGTTACACCGACAAGGGCGACCCGGACAAGGACGCCGGCCATGACCACATGAACGATGCGCTCGGCTACTTGGTCTGGCGTGAATTCAACCCATTGCACGCAGGTGCTGGGCGATCTACAGGCATCAGGCTATATTGATTCCGCCAATCATTAACTCTACCCATGCTCAAGGGTGCTGAACTACTCGCCAAGGTCAAAGAACTGGGCAATGCGCCTAAGTCCGAACTGGTGCGCGCTTGCGGCTACGTGATCAAGGATCGCGTGGCATTCACGCAGTTCTATGAAGCGCTGCTGGAAGCCAAAGGCGTTGACCTAGGCAGCAAGACAGCAAAGCGTGGCCGCGGCCTGACCTACAAAGCCAAGGTGCAATTCAACGGTAAGCTGCAGATTGGTGATGGCTACCTGCGCGAGATGGGTTACGAGCCCGGCGCTGAGTTTGACATCAAGATTGGCCGCAATAGCATCACGCTGACTGCTGCTTAAACTGCATTCATGACCGCGGCGCTGTAATGTACACCGGCTTCAATAACTACGACCGGCCTATTGCGCAGCGCCGCGTTACTCGCGTGCAGGATGCCAACTCATCGTGGTACGCGATGGAACCGCACTGGATGCTCATTGAGGATCTATTGCAAGGCACTTATCAAATGCGCAAGCGCCATAGGCGCTATCTGCCGCAGGAGCCGCGTGAGCTGGATGAGTCTTACGACAACCGCTTGGCACGCAGTGTTTGCCCGCCGTTCTATCAGCGCCTTGAGCGGATGCTGGCTGGCATGTTAACGCGCAAGCCAGTGCGGCTTGACGACACAGCAGATGTGATCCGTGAGCAGTTGTTCGATGTTGACCTGCAAGGCGATGATTTAAATGTCTGGACCTATGAAACCACACGCAAGATGGTCCGTTATGGCCACGTTGGTGTACTGGTGGATGCACCTTCTGATGGGGGTAGACCCTACTGGGTGACGTACACACCACGGCAGATTCTTGGCTGGCGTGCTGAGCAGCAGGAAGGCCGGCAAGTGCTAACGCAACTGCGACTTGCCGAGACGGTCGCCGTGCCTGATGGTGAGTTTGGCGAGAAGGCAGTCGAGCAAATCCGTGTACTGACGCCAGGCGAATTCCAACTGCATCAGAAACAAGACAACGGCGACTTTAAGGTTGTCGACGAAGGTCGCACAAGCCTTTCTGACATTCCCTTCTCGGTTGCTTATGCGCAGCGGCATGGCTTCATGGAGTCACGGCCGCCGTTGGAAGACATCGCCGAGCTGAACCTCAAGGCATATCAGATCCAGAGCGACCTCGATAACCAGCTCCACATCAGCGCTGTGCCGATGCTGGCGTTTTATGGCTTCCCATCTGCAGCAGAGGAAGTTAGCGCTGGACCCGGCGAGGCAATTGCATTCCCTGCTGATGGCCGTGCTGAATACATTGAACCTGCCGGCCGCAGCTTTGATTATCAGTTCCGCAGGCTTGAGCAGCTTGCACTGCAGATCAACGAGCTAGGACTATCGGCAGTGCTGGGCCAGAAGCTATCTGCTGAAACTGCTGAGGCAAAGCGCATTGATCGCAGCCAAGGCGACAGCACCATGATGGTGATTGCGCAGAATGTGCAGGACATGATCGACAACTGCCTGCAGTTTCATGCGCAGTACATCGGCAACAACACATCTCCTGGCAGTAGTTACGTTAACCGTGACTTCCTTGGCACGCGCCTTGAACCGCAGGAGATTCAAGCGCTGCTGCAGCTTTACACCGCAGGCACTATCACGCAAGAAACCTTACTGCGTGAGCTTGCCGAAGGCGACGTGCTAGGCGACGACTTTAACGTAGATGAGGAGCTTGAAGCTACGGCCAATGCGGGGCTTGATCTACAACCTGCTGGACTGGGTGACCGACCGCTTAGTGGACCTGATGATCTGGATGGAACCGAAGAAACCGAGGAGGCAAGAGCTTGATTATCACATCAGCGCCTTGCCAGAACAGGTCTTAGCCATCGTGCGCATCAGTTGGTACAAGGAAGGCAAGCCAGATGAGATTGATGAGACGATTTTGTATGAAGACGGCCAAAACGGTTACGACGCATTCGCTGCATTGATCACCACTGCATTGAACCGCGGCGCTAATGTCAGCATCCGCAGCGGCTATCAACCGGAAGATCTTGGCATTGAACGATGAGCACACCAGAAGCGCTATACCGCAATGCGATTGATCTAAACCGCTACAGCAATAGCGTTGCGCGGCGCGTCATCAATGCTTACAACGACATCATCATTGATGCGGTCAATCAACTGCGCGCCATTGATGAGCTGTCGGCGCCAGTCAAAGCAGCGCGGCTCCGAGCGATCCTTGCTCAGCTCAAAGACTCGCTCGGTACATGGGCAGGCGATGCAACTGAGCTGACAGCATTAGAACTGCAAGGCATTGCAGAGCTGCAATCTGAGTTTGTGACCGATCAACTGCGGCGTGCATTGCCAGCAGGTGCACGTGATGCAGTGCGCACCGTAGAGATCAGCCCGCAATTTGCGCAGTCAGTGGTCACCACTGATCCAACGCAGATCAACGTGGTGGCGTTGTCAGACGACCTGTTTAAATCGGCCTATGGCGCGGAGGCATTGGCGCAGCGGGCTGGCATCGGCACGTTCAGCCTTACGGCTGCCAAGGGCGCCACGATCACGTTGCCCAATGGCGAAGTGGTCGCCAAGGCATTTCGCGGCATTGCCGTGGATCAGGCTGAGCGGTTTTCGCAAGTCGTGCGGCAAGGTCTGCTGACTGGTGAGCCGACGCCAGCCATTGCTAAGCGGCTAATCGGAAACCTTGAATTTGGCGAAGAAGCCAAGACCGTGAAGCAGCTAGTTGCAGCAGGCGGCCAAGCAACAGCGGTTGCCGACAATCAGATCGTTAGCCTTGTGCGCACCAGCATCAACCAAGTAGCCAATGCAGCTAGTCAGCAGGTATATGAAGCCAATCAAGACATCACTAAAAAGTATCGCTATGTGGCAACACTGGATACCCGCACCAGCAGCATTTGCCGTGCACTGGATGGCCGCGAGTTTGAATACGGCAAGGGTCCGACTCCGCCGCAGCACTTCAACTGCCGCAGCACGACGGTGCCAGTGATCGACTACGACGAGCTGGGTTTCATCCCACCACCGCCGGCAAAGCGTGCATCAGCAGGCGGCCAAGTGCCGGCAGATCAAACCTACGGGCAGTGGTTAGCAAAGCAAGACCTTGAAACTAAGGCTAAGGCATTGGGTGCCAACAAAGTGCCGTACTTCAACCGGCTTGCCGACAAGTATGGCCCGACTGACGCCATCGCCAAGTTAGTCCGTGATGACGGCTCAGAGCTAACCTTAGACCAGCTCCGCGCACGATATGGATCTGCCTAGCCTGCGGCATTTTGAGAATCGCGGCATCTTTTTTGTTAGCTCTGATCCAGTTGAAGCACTGCATGGTGAGGCATGGGTGCCAGCTATCTACACCGACAAGGGTTGGGCAACGGCAGACGGCTCTACACTGCTAACAGGTATTGAGGAATGGCGCGATGCCACTGAAGCGGGGCAAGTCGCAGGCTGCAGTATCAGCCAACATCAAAACCGAGATGAAAAAAGGCAAGCCGCAAAAGCAAGCGGTAGCAATCGCGCTCGCAAAAGCCGGCAAGTCACGCAAGGGTAAGAAGTGATGGCTAAAAAGCCTGGCCTATACGCCAACATTGCCGCTAAACGCAAGCGCATTGCGGCCGGCAGCAAGGAACGCATGGCACGCAAGGGTGAAGCCGGCAGGCCATCCGCTGCTGCGTTCAAGGCGGCCGCTAAGACCGCGAAGAAAAAGAAATAATCAGCGCAACTATGATGCGATTATGAATTCATAAAAGCCAATGGCCCGTACCTACAAACGTGATTCCAGAGGGCGCTTCGCTGGCGGCGGCGGCGGCGGCGGCGGCGGCGGCAAATCCAAGTCCGGCTCTACGCGCTCCGCTAACACTGCTCGCGCTAAAGAATTAAAAGCTAAAGGCACAACTGCCATCGGCGGCCGCGTCAAGGCGCAAGGCTTTTCTGGTCAAAAAGCCGCTCAGCAGCGCGCCGGCGGACTTCGGGCCACCAATACGAAAGGCTTGAAAACAAAAGGCACCGGAGCCGGAGCCGGCACTCGTGCTGGTATGAAGGCCAGTGCTGCCCAGGTTGGAAAAGCACGCTCTAAGGCTGCCTCTAAAAGCACCAAGAAAATGAGCAAGGCTCCGGTGAGTGCTGCTAAAACTCGCTACAAGGAGCTGAGCGGCCGCGCTCGTCAGTCCTCACCGTTCCGTTCTGCAGCAGACAACCGCAAAGCCGCTGGCGCTAAGCGCAGCCTTGCAACGATGATCAAAAAGCGCGGGCGCTAATTAGCTTGCGAATTCATCCCAAGTCCCCAAGCTTTCCATAATCGCTTGGGCAAAATCGGTGATAAATACCAAATCGCCATCCTCATCCCGAGCGATGGCGATAACTCTTGATAGGTGCATGTTGCCAACGGCGGCAAATAAACACACCTCATTGCCGTTTTCGTCGACATCAATGATCCGCTTCAGCGCATTGCGAATAGCGCGTGATCCAAGGCCGTCTGGGTCCGATGCGATAATTTCCATGCGGCTAGCCTAGTCCAGCGACGACCGATGGCGCCATGATCACCTATCGCGGTCATGCCAGCAACATTACCAAGGGCAAGATGTCTGCTGCCTATTGGGCAGATAAAGAGAAGTGGTAACGTAGAGGTGTAATTAAGCCTGCGGCTTATCCATGTCTGATGAACAACAAACCCAAGAGTCTGCGACTACTGGGGTTGAAGCTGAAGCGTTGCAGCGCAGCGTTGAAGCACTAGAACGCAAGAATCAAGAGCTGATTGCAGAGCTGCGTGCAGCAAAGAAATCCAAGACGCCTGATGGGGTCAATGTCGATGAATTGCTGGAATTCAAGCGCAACTACGAGCAACAGCAACTCGAATCTCAAGGCAAGTATCAAGAAGCCCGGCAGGCTCTGGAGCAGCAGTTCCGTGAGGCGACGGCGGAGAAGGACCAGCGCATCACAGAACTTGAGTCCCGCGTCCGCGAGCTAGAGCTTGTTACGCCTGCGGTCACGGCACTGGCTGACATCGTGCATGACCCTGACCTCGTGCTGAAGACCAAGCTGTCGCCTGATGCGATCCAGCGCGAAGCCGACGGCACCGTGGTCGTTGTGGACGGCTACGAACGCAAGCCCGTTGCTGAATGGGCCAAAACACTGCCGGCATGGATGCAGAAGCAACCCAAGCCACAAGGCAGCGGCGCACCAACCGGCGGCAGCAATGGCACCATTCCGGCTGGCATGAGCAATCCATTCAACCGCGATAGCTTCAACCTCACAGAGCAGTCGCGGCTATTCCGTACAGACCGCGACCTATATGAGCGGATGAAAGCTGCAGCTAACCGTTAGTATTTGAGTGTCTGCTCGTGATGGCTGCGCCACATAGAGCCTGGGGCTGCGCCCACATCCGTAAACCCTTTTTGAGGATTAGTCATGGCGACCCTTCGCTCTGACATCATCATCCCCGAGGTATTTACGCCTTACGTCATTGAGCAAACCACTCAGCGTGATGCCTTCCTGGCTTCCGGTGTGGTGCAGCCTCTGGCGGAGCTGAATGCCACCGAGGGCGGTGATTTCATCAACGTTCCCTTCTGGAAAGCCAACCTTTCCGGCGATTTCGAGGTGCTGACCGATAGCACCAGCCTCACCCCTGGCAAGATTCAGGCCGACAAGCAAGTTGGCGTGATCCTGCACCGTGGTCGTGCTTTTGAGTCTCGTGATCTGGCTGCTCTTGCCGCCGGTTCTGACCCTATGGCCGCCATCGGCGCCAAGATCGCTGACTACATCGCTAACCAGCGCCAGAAGGATCTGCTGTCCTGCCTTGGCGGTGTGTTCGGCAGCCTAGGATCTACCTCCAGCTCTGCTGCCTTCTTTGGTCTGACCATTGATGGCGAGTCTGGCGATACCCCCACCACGCTGAGCCCCCGTCACGTTGCCGAAGCCCGCAGCCTGCTGGGCGATCAAGGCGACAAGCTGGCTGCCGTTGCCATGCACTCCAAGGTCTATTACGACCTGGTTGAGCGCAAGGCAATCGACTACGTGACCGAGACAGACGCACGTCTGACCTCTAGCGTCACTGACTTCGTTGGCGGCAGCATTGCTGGTGCCTACGGTCCCGTGAGCGTGCCGACCTACATGGGTCTGCGCGTGATCGTGTCTGACGATGTGCAGACCGATGGCAGCGGTTCTTCGACCGAATACGCCACCTATTTCTTCACCCAAGGCGCTGTTGCCAGCGGTGAACAGATGGCGATGCAGACCGAAACCGATCGTGACATCCTCGCCAAGAGTGATGCCATGTCGATCGACCTGCACTACTGCTACCACCCCGTTGGCGCTAAGTGGGCGGTGACTACTGCCAACCCCACTCGCGCTCAGCTGGAAACTGTGGGCAACTGGTCGAAGGTGTACGAGCTGAAGAACCTCGGCATCGTGCGCGCCACCAACACCTCTAACTTCGATTGAGGTAACTGATCATGGCACAACCTTCTCAGTTTGAACTGTCCACAGAGCAGTACATCGTTGCTGACCACTACATCGCCTCCTCGGTGGCTGATGTCCAGTTCTTCACCGCTCCGGTGAAGTGCCAAGTGGTCAGCATCCGTGAGGTGCATGCCGTTGCTGGTAACGACGGTTCCGATGTCACCGCTACGATTCGTCGTTGCCAAGGCACCGAAGCCGCCACCGCTGGCGACGACCTGCTCGGCACCACCAAGATCAACCTCAAGGGCACTGCTCTTACTGAGCAGAAGTTCGATGCTGCTGATTCTGGTGAGCTGACCAGCACCACCGCCAACCTGACCCTAGAGGCTGGTGATCGTCTGTCTTTGGACGTGACCGGCACCACCACCACCCTGGCTGGTGTGATCCTGACCGTGCTGCTGAAGCGCGTCTGATGGGCATGTTCGCCTTCCGGCGACTGCGTGAACTGGAGGCTGCTTCTGCGGAGGCAGCCTCTCTTTCTATTGCAGAGCCCACACTTAAACTTGAGATGACGGAGCCACCCAACGATGGCAATAGCAATCAACGCAACCGTAGGGTCGGCAAGCGCAAACTCGTACCTGACGCTGGCAGCAGCGCAGGAGATCATTGATGGCTTTGTGCAGGATGCTGATGTGACGGCATGGGCATCAGCTACTACTGACCAAAAGAATCGAGCGCTGTTTACCGCTACCCAACGCTTGGATCGTGAACGGTTTCTAGGCGCCCGCGCTACTGACACGCAGGCGCTGCAGTGGCCGCGTACTGGCGTGCGCAAGCCTGATACCTACATCAATACGTACGCTGTCGGCTTTCCGTTTCGCATCACGACGGACTACTACACGGACACTGAGATTCCGCAGCAGGTGCAGTATGCGCAAGTTGTGCTGGCCACTTATCTCAACAACAACCCTGATGGCATTGGGCTAAGCGGGTTGGAAGACTACAAGAACGTCAAGATTGGCAGCATTGACGTGACTCCTAACCTCGGTTACGGCGCTGTTGGTGTTGACAAGGTGCCGCCGCTGATGGAGCGATACTTGACCGGGCTTAGAATTAGCGGACCAGGCAACTTCTCTATCCGCAGGAGCTAACCATGGACGAGTACAGCATAGGTTTTGAGTACATTAGCGATACCGCCGCCCACGCCGGTAGGTTTTACAAGCTGTATGCAGTTGCGGATGCCGTAATCAGCACAGCTACCGTGCAGAATGCAACTGGCAATGCGTTCACCTCCGTACCGCTTGGCGCAGGCGACGAGATTGAAGGTGTATTCACCAGCGTGACTCTGGCATCCGGCAAAGTCGTCGCTTACAAGATCTAGTCATGAGTGATCCTAACTTTTTCGGCATTGATTACTCGATAGGGGCAACCTTTGTCAGTGATACCGCCACCCGCGTGGGCCGCTGGGGTGCCATTCATTTCACAAGCAACACCCAAGTCGATACCATCATCGCGCAGAACTACGACGGAAACACAATATCTGGCCAGTCGTTCAGCGCTGCAACCACGCTGTACGGAGTCTTCACGAGTATTAAGCTGCAGAATGGCCACTGCGTCGCTTACAAGCTCTGATGGCATTAGCTAGTCCGCTACGCAAGGTTGCCAGCAAGCTGATGGCAAAGTTTGGCGGTGTTGCCACCATCCGCCGTGTAACGACTGGCTCATATAACCCAACCACTGGCACTGTCAGCGAAACCACGACCGACACCGTAGTGCGCGGCGTGCTGGAAGATGTCAACCTGCGTGAGGTTAATGATCTAATTCAAGCTGGCGACAAGCGTCTCTTGATTGCTGCCGCTGATATTGCCAACGCACCTACCACGGCCGATGAAGTGCTGATTAGCAGCGTAACGCATCAAGTGATCCAGGTTCGTACGATTGAGCAAGATAACATCGCCATCACTTACGAACTGATCCTGAGGGCATAATGGCACGCACGATTCGGGTTGGCGATATTGGTGATTACGCCAGCCAGCAGATGGAGAAGCTGCTGCGCGTTGCGGTGCTTGAAACTGACAACCGCGTCAAGATGCTTAGCCCTGTCGATCTTGGCCGTTTTCGTGCAAGCTGGCAAGTAGGAGAAAACGCAGCGCCCGGCGGGCAAAAACCTGAAGGCGCCTATCCCAATCAATTGCCAATTGAGCGACTTGGGTACAGCCGTGAACGTATTGGGAATGTCTACAGCATTCACAACAACCTGCCGTATGCCGAAAAACTTGCTACAGGTGCAGCGGGATCAGGTAGTAAAACTGAAGTGCGATACAACCCACGTCGCACTGTAACCAACTGGGCAAGCCCCGGCGGTGGTAGCAGCATCCAAACAGATGGACCTGGATGGGTGCAAGGCATCGCCAAGGACATGCAGCAGTTTGTACGTACAAATGCTGACCGCATCGGGAGGGAATCATGAGCAGCACCTACAACGACGTTCGCGCCGTT